TTCGTTGATGAAATGGAAAAGCTGCCGACTGAAGAGGTTTAATCGATGCCAGCGCCGGGTCTCATTCCTCACAACTTGCGTTTGCTCCAATCGGAGCCGCAGCAAGATATCGACGTTGGTGATACTCAGGTCACTATCGATGAAGGCTCTGACCATCACGAGGAAGACAACCAAGGCAATATCCTGAAGATCGAGCACCCAGACGGGTCTGTGACGATCTCTCTCGATGGTAAAACATTGGGAGAAAACAAGGATTTTGATCCGGCTGCTGTTCAGGAATGGTTCCGCAACCTTGTCGATGAGATCGATGAGGGTGAGCTGACCCGCATTGCCAATGAGCTAATCCGTGGCATTGAGGATGACGTTGAGAGCCGTCGCGATTGGGTTGAAGACCGCGCGCAGGGCATCAAGCTGCTGGGCCTCAAGATTGAAATTCCGGGCCTACAGGGCACCACGGACGGCGCGCCGGTAGAGGGCATGAGCCGAATCCGCCACCCGCTTCTGCTGGAAGCTGTGCTTCGTTTCCAAGCCAATGCTCGCAGCGAGATGCTGCCGACCGACGGGCCTGTGAAGATCCGCAATGACGCTGTCGGCTCGACGCTTGAGCAGGAGCAGCTTGGCGAGGCCTTGGAAAAGGATCTCAACCACTACCTGACGGCGGTGGCGAGCGAATATTACCCCGACACTGACCGCATGCTGCTGATGCTGGGCTTTGGCGGCACGTCGTTTAAGAAGGTTTACTATTGTCCGTTGCGAAACCGCCCCGTGTCGGAGAGCGTGGACGCTGACGATCTGATCGTGAACAACAATGCGACCGACCTTCGCAATGCTAAGCGCGTTACACATCGCGTATACATGCGCCCCAGCACTGTTAAGCGCCTGCAAATCCTTGGCGTTTATAGGGATATTGAGTTATCCACACCTAAATCCCCTGATCTTGATTCTGTTCAGCGTGAGAAGAACTCTCAGCAGGGCATTTCGGAGGGGGCCTCAAACCCTGATGACCGCGACCGCGAGATTTATGAGTGCTATTGCGAGCTGGATGTCCAAGGCTTCGAGCACAAGTACAAGGGCAAAGAGAGTGGCCTTGAGATCCCGTACCGCGTGACCATCGACGTTTCGTCTAAAGAGATCCTGTCGATCACCCGCAACTACGACGAAGACGACGCTGAGCTGCCAGAGGCTCGCTCTAACTTCGTGAAGTATACGTTTGTGCCGGGCATGGGTTTCTATGACCTTGGCCTCCTGCACATCCTTGGCAATACGACCAATGCTTTGACGGCTGCTTGGCGCGAAATGCTCGACGCTGGCATGTACGCCAACTTTCCGGGGTTCCTTGTGGCCGACACTGGCGCCCGCCAGAACACCAACATCTTCCGCGTGCCTCCGGGCGGCGGTGCGTTGGTTAAGACCGGCGGCATGCCTCTCAATCAAGCTGTGATGCCCTTGCCTTACAAGGACGTTGGCGGCGGCTTGATGAGCCTTACAGAGAACATGGCGCAGACCGGCATGCGTGTCGGTGGCACAAGCGAGATGCAAGTCGGTGAAGGTCGATCTGACGCGCCGGTTGGCACCACGCTGGCTATGATCGAGCAGGCAACGAAGATCCTGAACGCGGTCCACAAGCGCATGCACGCTTCGCAGGCTGAAGAGTTCCAGCTTCTGGCCCGCACCTTCAAGGAGCATCCAGACAGCTTCTGGCAGCGCAAGGGCAAGCCTTCCTACCAGTGGTCTGAGCAGACGTTCTTGCAGGCTCTGGAAGACTGCGAGCTGGTCCCGCAGGCAGATCCAAACACCGCGAGCCACACGCAGCGCCTGATGAAGATCATGGCCCTGAAGCAATTGCAGACGGCTTCGCCGGGCATGTATGACCCGATTGCCATCGACACGGCTGCAATGAAGGCAATTGGCTGGAGCAATCCAGAGCAGTTCCTCGCGCCGCAGTCGGCCCAGCAGAACCCGCCGCCAGAGCTCATTGAGAAGCAGGCTAAAGCTCAGGCTGATGGCATGAAGGCTCAGGCTACAATGCTCGACGCCCAGACCCGCGCTCAGTCGGCTGAGATCAAGGGCAAGGTTGATATGCTCAACGCTCAGATCAAGATGCTGAAGACGCAGACTGACGCTGAGTTCACTGAGCAGGAGCTGCATAACAAGGCTCAGGATCGCGCGTCGAGAGAACGTGTTCAGCTGATCGACTTGGCTCAGAACATTGCGGTCCATCCTGAAAGCGCAGGACTGATCAGCCCGCTGATTGAGCCAGCTATGCAAGACATCCAAGAACAAGAGCAGCAACAGTTTGAAGCTCCTCAAATGCCCCCCATGCCGCCTGAAGGAGGGCAGCAATAATGGCCGACACATTTCAAGGAATGACGGAAGATCGCACAGCGGGCATGACGCGCGCTCGCTTGGCTCAGTATTATCGCGACTTGGGCTACTCGCCTGAGATGGCTGCGGCCAAAGCTGCTTCTGATATTTCAAATGGCACGGCGCCCGCTGGCTACACCGGTGACAGCCCTCGTGAATCTATAGCTGTCCGCACGGCCAATGACGTGATGGCTCGAAGCCGCGAGATGAATGATCGCGATCTAGGCGCTGAAAACATCGAGCGTATGCAGCAGGGTTATCGTTCAAATCCAAGGCTTCTTGGTTTGGATGAACCGCCTGCTCAAGTTGATCAGTTCCGTGAAACACCAGCGGCCCCCGGTGAAGCAGCTCGCGGAATGCCAAAGTTCTCTCCTAATCCGGGGATGCGAAAAGAAACATTTACCGCCCTTGCTCCCGGTGAAAATTTCCCGCCGCGTTATGAGCAGCAAGAACGCTGGGTTATGACACCCGAAGCACAAGCAGAGCGTGATGCTTTGACCAGCAATCGGCCACTTACATTGTCGGATATGGTGCCATTTCGGGTTGACCGCGATTTATATAATCGGCAAGCAAATGCAGAAGCCCGCGCTGCTCAATTTGAAGATCAAAACCGTGCAACATCTGAGCGCATCAGCCGCGAACTAGGCCAGCAGCCCGGATATCAAGCCGCTTCTCCATCACTTATTGATCGAGGGGTTGAAGCTGTAAGAAACGCTCAGCGCAGCTATGAAGAACGGTTCAATCCGCCTGCCGCACAGCCGGGAGCTGGTGGCTCACCCGGCCAAACGCTTCCCGCTGCTAGTGGTGAATATGCAGAACCCGGCTTCTCTGGTCAGAGCGGTCAAATTCTCGAAGATGCAATCGGTGGTTCAAGAACTCCCCCGGCTCCCCTTCCTACGCCCGTTAAAGATTTGGTCGCTCGCGCTCAGTCTGTTGCGGCTCGACAGGCGCCCCAGCAGGCGGCAGCACCAGCTCAACAGCAGGCTGCTGCAAAGCCTAATGAGCAGAACATTTTCAGCCGCATCTTCTCAGCACCTAAAGACCCGTACGCCGGTCAATCTTCGGCTCAGCTGATGAAGACTGCCAACGAAAACCCAGATAGTGCTGCAGCCTTCTTCCGCGCCGATCAGGCCTTGCGTAAAGAGCAGCCTGATATGTTCAAGGCAAGGAATGCTGACGTGCCTGCTGAAAAGCGTGGTGGCGCTGTTAAGGGCAACGCGGCTCCCGGCAAGGATGCAGCCCTTCACAAGGCTCTTGAAATCATCCATCACATGCTGAACCGCATGCACTGAGGTTGCCATGACACGCCGTATTAAAGATTTAGCGGTAAAAGCTCTCTATAACCGTCCTAAATTGCAATACGGCGGCATGTCTTCTTCTGCCGCAAAGCAAGAAGCGACTGCTGGCACGTCTCCCGGTGAGCTTCTGGGCTCGCCGCGTGGATATGCTGACGGTGGCGCGCCGCAAAATCCCTCGAAACCTTGGGAAAGCTGGGCGCCGACAAATTATAAATCGTGGGATGATGTGCCAATCATCAACCCGCAGGAGCTTGTTGGCAAAAGGATCGGCTCTCTCGAAGCAGATCTGACCAGAGCTGGCGGTCAATATACTGGGATCGATCAATCTCAGATTGATAACCCAGAGCCGATGTTGGGTGGCCCCGGCTATCCTCTTATGGACGAAAGCCAGAAACATAAACTTGGCTGGGCTGTTCAGGGAAAAGGCAAAGGCACCCAAAAGCTCAACAAAGATTTTGACTATATCGCCGTCCACGCGATGAAAAGCGACGCTCACCGTTCAAATACATCAATCGTGAACAGCGTTCTTGGGACGATGAAGGCTTACATGCGAGACAACCGCATAGAGCCTGAAGGCTTGGAGAAGTTAAAAGAAATCATTTCCAAACCGTCGGAAGACAAAGAGCTTAAAGAGCTTGAAAACTTCCCCGGCTTTGATCACCCCGATCTTGATCAGTACATCCACTCGCTTGGTTTCAAGCCACGGTCTGCTTTGGTTGATCGTCTGTGGTCTGCGGCGGCTGAAAAGACCGGATCTCCGCAAATTGCAAAGATTTTGCGCGACACTTTGGACAAAGAGTGGGCTGGCGTTCCGTTAGGGCACGCAATGTATCTGCTCGAAGTGCCAAAAGGATCGTCTGACGCCTTGGTGAACCTGAAAAAGGAAGGTTTGCCTATCCATCCGTCGTACGATTGGGGCATTCACGGCAGGATTGTCGGTCGTTTCGCTCATCCGGCGGCGCGCGAGATCCTCCACGAGCCGTGGTTCAAGGAAAAACTAGAAGAACACAAAGAAAAAATAGCACAAGGCAAGAAGGTGGACATCAACGCCGCGTTCCGACGCGCGCTTCCTGTTACCACGATCACTCAGGACATCGCAGATCGCCTTCCGCACGCCCCACGAGACATCCAATCGGCCAAAGCCGCCCAGCTGGCGTTAAATGCGTTTAATGACCAGTGGGA